GTCACACGCATTGCAATAAGGTGTACTTACCAACGAGGTGCGCCGTGATCGTGACGTGGACCGGGACCGAGCTGATCGCCAAGTCGTCCTTCGCCGAGAAGGACCTGTGCAAGGCGTGTGGCCTGTGGTGGCAGCCGACGGCCCGCCGCTGGGGTCTGGCCGGGGACCGGCTGGTTCGCCTGCAGGCCGCGCAACTGACCCGGCTGGCCGGGTACGCCGGGGACCCTGCGACCCAGCAGCACCTGCTCGGGCTGGCCGGCCACAAGGTCGAGACCATCCAGGCCAGCCGGGCGGTCGACGCGAACGTCGAGATCCCGGTGCCCGCGGGCCTGCAGTACCTGCCGTTCCAGAAGGCCGGGATCGCGTTTGCCGCGGCCAGACCGGCCACGCTGCTGGCCGACGAGCCGGGCCTCGGCAAGACCATCCAGGTGATCGGCGTGGTCAACAGCGACCCGTCGATCAAGACCGTGTTGGTCGTGTGCCCGGTCACCCTGCAGATCAACTGGGCCCGTGAGGCGTGCAAGTGGTCGTGCCGGGGCGCCCACGTGACCCTGCACCGGGCCGACGGGACGTCCGACGTGCACGAGGGCAGCTCGACGTCCGAACAGGCCGTGCGGTTCCACGTGGTGGGATACCAGGCGCTCGTCAAGCGGGCCGACCTGCAGGCCGGCCGGTACGACCTGGTCGTGTCGGACGAGGCTCACCTCGTCAAGAACCCGAAGGCCCAGCGCACGCTGGCCGTCAAGGCCGTCCTGCCGGGCGCCCGCCGCCGGATGCTGCTGACCGGGACCCCGATCGTCAACCGGCCGGCCGAGTTGTTCACGCTGGTCAACGCGCTCGACCACACCGTGCTGGGCGCGTTCATGACGTACGCCAAGCGATTCTGCCAGGCCCACTACAACGGGTACGGCTGGGACTTCTCGGGCGCGGCCAACCTCGACGAACTGCAGGAGAAGCTGCGCGGCACCCTGATGATCCGCCGGCTCAAGTCCGACGTGCTCCGGGAGTTGCCGGCCAAGACCCGCGAGATCGTCGTGCTGCCGGCCAACGGGACCGCCCGGCTGGTGGCCCGCGAGGACCGGACCGCCCTGGACGAGGCCCGCGAGGCCGTCGAGCAGGCCGCCGCGCTCGAGGACCAGTCCGCGTACGACCTGGCCGTCGACCGCCTCCACAAGGCCGCCAACCTGGCGTTCGACCAGATGTCGGCCACCCGGCACGACACGGCCCTCGCCAAGGTCGGGGCCGCGGTCGACCACATCAAGACCTGCCTGGAGGACAACGACAGCAAATTGGTGGTCTTTGCCCACCATCAGGACGTCGTCCAGAAGCTCGCGGCCGAGCTGGCCGAGTTCCAACCGGTCGTCGTGACCGGGCAGACCGCCGTGGAGGACCGCCAGGCCGCCGTCGACCGGTTCCAGGCCGACCCGACCTGCCGGGTGTTCATCGGCAACATCCTGGCGGCCGGCGTGGGCCTGACCCTGACGGCCAGCTCGCACGTCGCGTTCGTCGAGCTTGATTGGGTGCCGGGCAACGTCAGCCAAGCCGAGGACCGCTGCCACCGGATCGGCCAGCGGGACAACGTGCTGGTCCAGCACCTCGTGGTGGACGGCAGCATGGACGTCATGTTCGCCGAGATGCTGATCGAGAAGCAGCGCGTGATCGACCAGGCCCTCGACATCCAGCACAGCGAGACGGCCGCCGTCCAGGCCATGGACCATGCCGAGGCCAAGATGGCCCGCGCGGCAGCTTCCCGGATCGTCCGCCAGGATGTCGCGGTGGTCCCGGCCGCCCGGAAGGCCGCCATCCTCGAGGGCGTCCGGGTCGTGGCCGGCCAGTGCGACGGGGTCGTGAGCCGGGATGGCATGGGCTTCAACAAGGCCGACGCGGCGTTCGGCCACCGGGTGGCCCTCATGGCCGACCTGACCGACCGCCAGGCCCACGCGGCGGCCCGCATGCTGTCCAAGTACCGCCGCACGCAACTGCCGGCCCACCTGGTGGCCACGATCTGGCCTGAGCAGGGGATTGGATGAAATCAGTCAAGTACAGGATCGTGACCGCGGTCTACGACCAGATCTGGAACCGTATTGGGAGTAAGACCCAGATCGGGAGCCAAGTCTGGTGGCGGATCGAGATCCAGATCGGGAGGCAGATCTGTGTCCAGGTCAAGAGCCAGATCCGAGATCAAGAGGACCAATCATGAAACCAGTCAAGTTTGAGATCGGTAGCCTGGTCAGGATCCACGTCAGGAGCCACGTCAGGAGCCAGGTCAGACCCGTCTGGGGTAGCCGTGTCTGGTTCAGGATCCTGAACCCGATTGAGCGCCAGATCCTGGAAATCAGAAACCAGATTTTGAACCAGGCATGCCGATGTATGGATCCAAATCGAGAAGCAGGTCGGGAGCCGGGCCTGGAGCCGGGTCTATGACCATGTCATGAAACATGTCTATGGTCAGGTCATGAGCCATGTCCAGGAGGACCAATCGTGAAGTCAGTCCACTTCGAGATCGTGCTCAGGGTCGTGTGGCAGAACGAAAGGCAGGTCATGAGCCGGCTAGGCGGCCCGGTCTGGTGGCAGATCGAGAGGCCGGTCAGGCTTCAGGTCTATAGCCAGGTCATGAGACAGGTCTATGGTCAGGTCAAGAGCCAGATCGCGGAAGCTGGCGTCTAGATTCCGCAAATTCCACCTTGGCACGCCAACTCTCCGATCCTGGCGTCCTGGTGGCCCAGGAAATCGATCGCCTGGAAGTCGAGTTCGACACCCTGGAATCGGTTGGACCACCGGTGGAAGTCGATCTCGCTGACCTGCTCGTACGGGGCCTGCCGGTACGTCCCGCCGTCGTGCGGCAGGAACGCGATCCCGTTGACCGTGGTGCGGTGCTGGACCAGCCAGTCGACGATGGCGTCGCGCTCGTGGTCCCGGTAGTAGCACGTCAGGCTGACGTTGTGGGTGTTGGGCCCGGACCGGTGGGTCGGCTTGATCCAGTTCTGCTTGATGTGCAGGGCCCGCTCGAGCAATTGGATGGCCGGCTCGTCCGACGACCTGATCGACCCGGGCCGGGCCGCGTGGGGCGCCGTCACGACGATGAGGCCCGCCTTGCTGAAGTGGTCCTCCACGATGTTGCCCGAGCACGCCGGCCAGCACCCCAGCCGGTCGACCAGGTAGCTGGCCAGCGGGCTGTCCCGGTCGATCTGCATGCGCCTCAGGTAGAACGCCCCGTAGTCCCCGTGGATGCCGGGTGTCGTGGCCAGGTACGTCGACGTGGACCCCGACGGCTTGGTCGTCCCGATGCGGGCCGCCTGATTGATACCCACCATGGCGGCCCACCCGGCATTCGTGTCGAGCGCGAGCTGGCCGGCCCGCCGGAGCACGTCGGGCTGGCCGATCAGGTCCCAGCGCTCGGCCTGGCCCGTCAGGCTGACGCCCAGCAGAGCCTCGGCCTCGGCGTGCTTCCGCCACTTGGCCTGCAGGTAGTGGAAATCCGTGTAGGCCGCCTGCAGGGTCCCGATGGCCGTCGCCGACATCACGGCCTCGTCGAACTCGTCCTGGTCACGGCACGCCGCGACGTTGACTTCCGAAAGGTTGCAAAGTCCTTGACTTTGCAGAGAAATCTCACCGCAGGGATTGGTCCCGACATCCAGGTCGTTCGTCAGGTACAGGCCGGGCTCCCCGGCCTGGCTCGCGTAGCACGCGGCCATGACGGCCCGGATCTTGTCGACGACCTCGGGGTCGCTCCTGAGGATCACGGCCGAGTTGTTGGCCCGGGCCCGCTGGCCGTGCTGCACCCACCAGTCCCCGTTCTTGCACGCCAGCATGTCCTGGTCGTCCGCGTCGAACAGGCAGATCAGTGCGGCCCTCCGGACCCCGCCGACCACCACGGCATCCGACTGGTGGCACATGATGTCGTGGACCTCGATCGGCTTGAGCCGGCGGCCCACGGCGCCCTGCAGGATGGCCCGCATGGCCTGGTGGGCGTCCCGCAGGGGCTTGGGGCCCGAGGCCGTCCCGCCCGTGCTGAGCGGGCTGCCGGCCGCCCGGATCGCGCTGTAGTCGAACCGGACCTTCGGGTTGGCCAGCAGCATCTTGACCGAGTCGGCCCACCCTTCCTTGTCGTCCGGGATCACGAACGACTGGTCGGGGTCCCCGGGCTGGATGACCGGCAACTGGCCCACGTGCCGCCACTGGACCGAGTAGCCCACGCCGCACCCATTCATCGACAGCCAGAACGCGTCGGCCACGTCGGCGAACGACGTGATGGCCGTGTACGCGCAGTTGTACCCGCGCGCGTGGGACCGCTCGATGGCCCGACCGGCGAACTGCATGGTCCTCATGGACGGGACCGCCCGCTTGGCCAGCACGGGCCCGAAGGCCCGCCGGATGTCCCGCTCGAGCCGGGGGAACCGTTTGACGTGCTGGGCGATCACGCGCTCGACATTCTCGGCGTGGGTCTCTTTGCGGCCAGACGGCAGCGTCTCGGCGTAGGTCCGGAGCGCGACCAGCTCGGCCATCAACCGACGTCCGAACTCGTGTTTGGGGGTGTCGTGCAGCACGTTGTTCTCTCCTGGCTCGTCGTCAAAAGTCGTGTACAAGTCGTGGAAAAGCGCACGGGTGCCCCCTGCGGGACAAACCCGGCCCTACCGTCAACCCGATGGGGTCGATTGCGTCTGCGTCGATTGCTTGTTGGCCGCGTCGGCCCGCGCATTGAACGCGGTCCACGCACGCCCGGTGTCCCCGTTGGCCTTCTCGACGTGGATGTGAGGCCCAGATTCCTGGGTCTCGACGATGAAGTTGTATCCGTTGGTCGTCGCCACGTCGGCCATCCGGTTCAGTTGATCGGGCGTGAACACACTTTTACCTGTCAATGGATCCCGGGATCTCAAGTCGATGGCCTGCCCGAGGTAGTGCTTGCTGTTGCTGACCTGGCGGCCGGCCACGTGGGCGTCGCGCTTGTCGGCCCACGACTGGGTCACGATCAACGTGACCTCCGGGACCGCCAGCGCCATCTGGTACAGGACGTCGCGGGTCGTGTCGTCGGCCCGCAGCGGGACCCCGTCCTTGGTCGCCACGTTGGACGGGGCCTTCTGGATGTCCTGCACCGGCACGCTCGTGGCCGGTGACTCCACGCCCGACCCGGTCAGATCGATCCCGGACCTCGCCTTGATCTTCTTGACGTCGATCGTCGGGCTCGGTGTCTTGGTCTCGGTCTGGGCCGATTGGGCCGGCTGGGTCGGCACCTGCTCGGTTGGCAGCGACGCCTGGGCCGCCTGCTCCTCGGCCACCGACGCCTCCGGGACCGACTGGTTCGCGGTCGACGTTCCGGTCGTGCTGGTCGAGGTGGATGTCGTGGATGACGTTGACGACGTTGATGACGCCCCGGTCGATGTCGTGGTCGTGCCTGACGACGTCGGGGCCGTGGTCGTCTTGGTCGCGGCCTGGCCGGCCGACTTGGCCGCCGGCTTGTCGGGCTTGGCCTTCTGGGCGTCGGGCACCAGGTACGACAGGCCCGCGTGCTGGCCGCCCGTCAGCGTGAACCGGTACGACCTCATGATCCGGTCGGGCTGGCCCGCCAGGGTTGACGGGACCTTCTCGTCCACGACCTTACGGATGGCCCGGATCGTCACGGTACTCGACACCTGCCCGAGCAGTTCCCAGGTGGTCTCGACCGATTCACTCAGCCCCAGGCGCCCCCGGCGTGCCAGCAGGACCGGCCTGTTGACCCCCCAGAATGGCCGGTGGGCCGCCACGAACGATGCCCGGGACGCGTCCATCAGCTTCTTCTGGTACGTCAGGAGCGCGTACGCCGCGACCTTCTCGGGCGTGTCGAGCCACGGGATCCTCGTGTCCAGGTCGACGTTCCCGATGCCGTACCGCGTGGCCACCACCTTGCTGTAGGCCGCCACCCTCATGACCATGTTGTTGAACTGCTCGCTCTGGGCATCGGCCGGAATCTGGGTGCCGCCGTACGATCCCGTGACCACGACGGCCGCCGGGACCGTCTCGGCCTCGGGCGTGACGGTCGAACTGATCGCGTGGCCCCGGACCGTGAACAACCGCTCCCACTCGGACCCGAAGTGCTCGGGTGCAAAATCGTACATCGGGAACTCGAGCACGAGGTCGCCGCACGGTGTCGTGTAGAACTGGTAGTCCAGGGCCTCGGTGTACTGCCTGATGAACGACAACCGGTCCGTGAACTGGAACTGCTCGGGGTTCGCGTCAAACGCGAACTGCTCGAGCGAGTCGACGTTCGTGCCGCCCCGCGGCAGCAGCATGTGCAGCTTGCCGCGCCACGGGTCCTCGTTGCCTCCAATGAAACACGCCTGGCCGGCTGTCGTGACCTCGGGGCCCGTCAAGAACCCGCCGTGCAAATCCCGGGGCTTGGCCTGTGGCAAAGCCGACTCTCCGAACATCGTGATGTTGTGCCAGTCGGCCAGCCTGGCGGCCGACGCGTCGCCCTGCGCGCTGTTGACGTTGCCGTTCACGGCACTGGCCCCGCCGGCCGCCGGGTACCTCACGACCCTGCCGATCGTGAACCAGCCGACCGCCGGGACCGGCGTGTTGGCGTTCTGGCCTTTGTCCTTGCTGCCCTTCGGGGTTGCCGGGACCTTCCCGTTGATCTCGCTCAGCGTGCGGCCCACCACGAACTTCGACACGAAGTCCTCGAGGTTCAGGCCGATGGCCGCCGAGCTGGTCCCATCGGTGTTGGCCCCGGTCAGGTCATTGAAGAATCCAGGCTGCTTCTCGTACAGGAAGATCGGGTCGAGCTGCGCGATCGCCATGTTCTTGGCGACGCGTTGCTGGGCCATCATGTTGCGGATGCAGTAGCACGAGACCGTGATCGACGACGCGCCGGTCGTCTCGTCACACGATTCCGTCACGGTATTGATGAACCCCTTGTACGCCCGGTACCACTCGTCGTTCTCGGTCAGGGGATTGTGCGCGAAGATCACGACCGGGTCGTGCTTGTTGATCACGATGTCGCCCTGGTCGAACGTCCACAAGGTCTCGTTCGTGTCCGGGTCCCGGGGGTTGTACTTGTTGGCCTCCCGTTTGGCCGGCGCGAACGATTCGGTCGTCACGTCCTGCCCGGCCAGTGGACTGTTCCGCGACTTGATTCCACGTTGCACGATGTCGTCGGCCTCGTGCAGCGCGAGCGACGGGAACTCGGCCACCACCTTGGCCAGCACGGACCGGCCCGTTTCACTGGCCGTGTCGTCGTCCTTGAAGAACTGCGGCCCGAGCGCCTGCATCGTGCTGTTCACCACGGACTGCACGGCCTTCTGCTTGGTCGAGTCGTCCTGCCCGGCAGCCTCCGGGTCGAGCGTGTCGAACTGCAGGCTGGCTTGCGCGCGGGCATCGACGAACAACTGCTCGACCACGCGCTCGCGGTCCGCCAGGGTCGGCTGGCTCGACAGCCCGAGCTTGCGATTCACGATCGCTTTCTTGGCGGTCTCGTCGTACCGAGCGTACGGGTCAGCCCCAAACGTGCCGGCCACGTTGGCCGCCGTCATGACGTACTTGTCACCCGCGTTGTCCAGCGTGAACTGCGCGGTCGAGAATGCCGTGCGGTTCTGCATGCTGGTCGACACGGTGTCGCGTAGGTCCTGCGTGACCTCGACGCCCGCGATGAAGATCCTGATTTCGTGGTATAGAGTCTGCCGCTCAAGTTCCCGGAATCGAATGTTTGGCGGCTTCTTCATGGTTTTCCGCTCGGGCAATCACCGCGTTCACCCGGTCGAGCACCGACACCTGTCCCGCTGGACGCTCGCGCGCGAAAGCCGTCACGACGTCGACTATCCCGTCGACGTCGTTCGGGACCATCATGACGTCGAGCCTCGCCAACACAGAAGGTGCATGTGCAAACCGGTCGGTCAGCCCCACGATCTTGGCGCCGCCTGTTCGGGCAAATAACAAGTCGACCCCGATCTCGGGGGCTGGATCCGACAGGTCGACGACGACGACGTCGGACCTCACGAGCCCGTAGAGATCGCGGGCGTGGTGGGCGATCAGCGGGACGCCGCCGTCCAGATCGTACAGCCAGGCCAGCACGTTCTTGTCGGTCGGTGGCCCGAACGTCCGGTCATCGAGCCCGAGTTCTCGGGCCAATCGTACGAACGCCAGGCGTGGGGCCCGGTCCAGATGTGCCCGGACGCCCGGATCGTCCAGCAGGGCCTTGAGGCTGGCGTTCGGCCGCCAAGTCGCGTGCCGGAGCGTCGCGAGCTTCTCGGCCACCGGCTGGATCCAAGCCGGTTCCTGGGCCGTCATGGAGTGCGCGCAGTACACCAGCATGGTCAGGCTCCTTGGGCTTGGGCACGATCCCAAACATCTTGTTGATCTCGGACGACATGATCTGGTCCCGGTACACGTCGAGGCTCATCATGCCGACGAGCGCGTGCAGCAACCGGAGGTCCGACAGCTTGGACACGTAGCGCGGGAACGGCGATGAGAACGCGACCGGCACGTCCAGGCGGACGAGTTCGTCCTTGATCTTGTTGGTCGCGTTGGTCGCGTCCCGCTCGATCGTCAGGTTCTCGGCCAGCACGTTGTAGAATTCCTGGTCGTACTGCCAGTCGACCGGCCTGTCGATGTCGCGCTGGACTTCCCGGGCGGGCGCCAGTTCGTCGGGCGGCCCGGCCGAACCCCGCGGCCTGAAGTTCAGGCACGCCACGTTGGCCGGGTCCTCCCCGAGCTGCTCGCAGGACTTGGGCGTCCGGCCGCCCGGCAACATGTGATCGATGAAGTGGCAGTCTCGGCAGTACACGGGACCCTCAGGCCGACCGCTCGGTCGTCATGGCGATCCCGAGGTCGGCGTGCTGTTTGATCGTGAAGTGCTGGTGGGTCAAGGCGTCGCGCAGCGTGTCGCACGCGGCCACCACCTTGCGGACGAACTGGCGGCACGCGACCAACCGGGGCAGGCACGTCCCGACGACCAACCCGCGGGCCCGCTCGTTCGGCAGCAGCCAGAACCCCGGCAGCTTCTGGAGTTCCGACTCGGCCGCGTCGGCCACTTCGTCGATCGCGATCTTGACGGTCCCGTACGACGTGGCGATCTCGGCCACCCGGTTGCGGGCCGCCAGGCACCAGGCGTTCTCCTCCTGCAGGACCCCCAGGTCCGCCCGGGACCTCGTGACCGGCAGCGACTGGCGGCCCGCGAGTTCGTGGGCCACGGCCGCCAGCTCCTTCAGGATGGTCGGGTCGGTCGGGATCTTCGCGATCCTGTCCTCGGCCCTCCTGAGCCACTCGGACTCTTGGGCCAGGGCCAGCAGGGCCGCCGGGTCAGGTGTCGGTTTGCCGCGCATGGTCCTCTTTTACCGCGGAGATCGTACCGTGATACATGCTCGCGGCTTGAATATTCATCGGATTGCGACAAAACCAGAACAGGCGCCGGAGATGCTTGCCGATCACTGCCTCGATCCAAGTTCGTTCGGTCAATTCTGTATTGAGACTGCGTCCTGGGTCATTCATGATGATCATCCAACGGCAGGACTACACGAAAGCTGCTGCTGGCCTCCAGCCAGACAGCATTGTGCACGACCCACAGTAAAGACCATGGATGTTGCGCGCTGTGAAATGCGACGGTGCGCATTCTCAGGAATTGAACCGCTGATGGGATACCGAAATCAAAGAGCGCTGCATTGATGTGGCGGCCTGGGCCTGGGTCTGAGCTACTCATGGTCGTCCACGTGCCGGAACACGACCTGGTAGATGGCGGGCCCGTCCGGTTGGCCAACCCTCAGGATTCTGACGTGAGGGCTCGTCATGACGACGGCCAGGCCCTCGGGCCACGGGGGCTCCTGGGCGTACGACGCCACGACCGAGTTGCGGTAGCGCGCGATCCTGGGCCCCCGGGCATCCCGGGCGAAGTCGAACGTGTAGCCGGTCAACCGGCCGGCCCCGTTGACCAGCATGCCGCACGTGACCGGTCCGTCGCGCCGGTATTCCCGGGCGACCGGGCTGTCGGCCGACCGCGCGACCTTCAGGTCGAACGCGAGGTCCCGCCACCTGGTCGCCCACACGGGCATGCCGGCCCACTCGATGTCGATCATGACGCCTGGATCTCACTCAGGAGAGTGACGTTCACGCCCCACACGGGCCCGCGGCCAGACCGCATGAGCCTCTCCCGGCACCAGAAGTTGAAACACTCGCGCAAAACCGAAGCCCTCCCGGAAAAGCGGATGCGCCACTGCACCGCCATGATCTCGGACAGCACGGATCTGCCTGGTTTCACGGCAGCCTCATGATCCGGCGGGCCTCGTCGATCACGTCCGAGAACTCCAGGTATTCCCGGTTGATCACGGGATGCCCGGGCCGCTGGGCCATCAACTGCATGCGGTCCGCCGAACTCGAGAACGTGATGGTCGTGCGGCCATCGCTGAACGACTGGACGTCCTGGCCGAGCACGAGCGATCCCCCGGCCATCGGCTGGTCGATCGGGACCGGGCGGAACGCCGGGAACTCCAGCATGAATGACCGGAACGTGTTGGCCGCGAATTCAAACACCGGTGCCTCCCTCGTCAATGTCGGGTTGGTCTTGGATGGGGGCCATCACGAACGACGTCGTGCCGGCCTGCAGCGTGATCCTGTCGCCCGGCGGTACGATCGTGACGGCCTGGCCCTTGAGCCGGCGGCACACGATCGACAGGACGGCCGCGTTGCACTGGAACGAGCAGGCGTCCGCGTCACCCGCGAGATCGACGGCGTACCGGTTCTTGCCCGCCTGGATGATGACCCGGCCCTTGTCGGGCCTGACGTCCAGCGTGACCGTGGTGGCTGGCGTGATGGCCCCGCTGGCCGACTTGAGCGCCCCGAGGGCCCCGGCCAGTTCGTCGGCCTGGACCACGAACCCGCCGGCCACGGGTGCCCCCAGGACCTGGTCCAGGTCCTCGATCGCGACGGTCCGGACCGGGTGCCAGCACGTGACCCGGTCGGTCTGGAACGTCAGGGCTGATGAATCCTGACCGATCCCGAACGTCCCGGCCGTGCCCATGGCCCGGACGACCCCGGCCGGCACGACCAGGTCGGCAGGCCGGCGGTCATCCCGGTCGACCAGACAGTACCCGGCGTTGAACGGGTTGTGCGTCCAGACCCTGGCCCCGGACTGGTCGGTCCGGATCCGGACGAACGGCTGGCGGTCCTGCAGGCCGGCCATCTCGACCGTGTCGATCGCGTGCTTCAGGACGGGCCCCGAGAACAGGGCGTCCGGGGCCGGGCCCTGGCGCCGGGCGGGTGCCGGCGGGTCGACCAGCGGGAATGTCGCGCGCAGCCGGCCGGCCCTCACGTCAAGGCCCCCGGGGCCACTGGACAGCCGGCAGGTCGCAGCCTGCACGGCCAACCGGCCGAGCTGACCGAACGGCACGGCCGCCTGGCCGGCCTGCCCGTCCCCGGCCACCTGGCCGACGACCTCGAGCCCCCGGTACTGGGCCTCGACCTCCAGGCGGTCCGGGTAGGCGATCAGCCGGCAGACCGCCTGGTCGGCCCGGACGGCCTCGCTGCCCAGGTCACTGGCCTGGAACACGGCTTGGACGTCCGTGACGAGCTGCTTGAACGCCGGGAACGGCACGTCGATCTGCATGGCTGACCTTTACGGATGCGACCTGAACAATTCGTCGATCCGGTCGACGGTCGACCGGCACCCGAACGCCAGCAGCCCGGCCTCCAGGCCGGCACGATCTGGTCGATGGTCCCGCGTGACGATCGGGCAATCCCTGACGAGCGTCGTGATCCTCAGGTTCCGGTCGAACGCGGCCCACAGGTCATCCCGCTCGACTGCCTGGCGGGTCCCGGGCTTCAGCCGGGTCGTCGGGGCATCCCCGGCCCCCTGGGACCTGGCCATCTGGCAGGCCACGTGCCTGAAGCCCGAGGGCCTCGCGGCCACCCGCATCAGGAGGGCCAGGTCGTCCCGGTTGAACCGCGGGAACGCCGGGCTCACGTTGTCGCTCGTGTCGCCCGTGACGGCCTTGGCGACCGGTACCATGTCGGGCCGATCGGTCCAGAACGTCTCGACCAGGTCGGCCGTGCTGACCGGCCGGTCCCGGCTGGCCCTCACGACCTGCACGTTGGCCGACCCGATCAACTGCCACAGGTCCCGGTCACCCGACAGCACGACGTACTGGCGGCCCGGCTGGCTCACGTGGGCCGCGATCACGTCGTCGGCCTCGTGGTCCGGACTGGTCAGCGTGATGCCCGGGGCCATCGCGACCAGCTCGCGGACCTCGTCGATCGCGCCCCTCGGGATCCGGTCGGACCCGCGGTTCGCTTTGTACCGAGGGTCGAGTTCCCGGCGCCAGCCACACGAGCTGTCGACCGCCGTGACCAACCTGACCCGTCGGCCCTTGCCCCAGTGGCGCGCGAGGCTCAGCAGCATGCTGAACGCCCCGTACACGTGGCCCGACGGCCGGCCCTCGTGCGACAGCTCCCGGAAATTGCGGCTCAGGGCCGCCCGGTACACCAGGTTGGACAGGTCGACCACCAGGTCGAGGTCCGGCAGACCCGAGCCGAACAGGGCGCGCTGCATCACGACCACTCCTCCTGTTGGAGCCGCGCGAGGATCATGTCCCGGACGTGGATCACTCGAGCATCGCGCAGCATGCTCACCAGGTTGACGTTAAAGAAAAACAGAGTCTGCGGGATAGCGCTGATGCGAGATCTCACGGAGACGATTTTGTCTCGCGCTTGATCGTCATCTTGTATTGGTTGACTTGGTTGCATGTCGGGCAGTTTACCGGGACCAGCACGGACGCGCTACCGACGGACCCGCGGGTCATGTGCAGGGCGGTCGCCCGGAACAGGTCGATCAGCTCGCGACCACAGGTCCTGCAGGTCGACTGGTCGTACGACTGGGGCCTGGCCGTTGGCCTGGATGACCGACAGCAGCTCACGGGGCCTCCACGCGGCCCGCGGGGTCCACGGGGCCGTACCGGTCGTTCCAGTGGCGGACGGCCTCGCCCCACGTGGCCGCCCGGGCCGCCGTCCTGGTGCATCGCTGGCAAACGACCTGCCGGGAGGTCGTGCCCCACCGGAACGTGAAACTGGACGCATGGCAGGCGCACGGGACCAGGTGCCGCCGGAGGTTCTCGATGGCCACGTTCCAGTGGGCCCGGGTCTTGGTGAACACGTCCATGCAGGCCGAGCAGTGCACGCCGAGCAGTGGCATGCTCTCGACCGGCGGGCGTCCACACAGGCAGGTCACGTGTGTCACGGGCGGCTCCGTCACGACAAATAGACCAGCAGGGTCACGAGGCCGGCGCCCGCGAGCGCGAGGCCCCACGCCAGGACTTTGGTCCGGTCACTCATGGCCATCACCCGACAGCCCGTCGAACCCGCGGGCCGATTGCGCGATGCTCTTGACCTCGTCGATCAGGTCGCGGACCTGGAAGTCTTGGTGGCTGTCCATGATGTCGACGATCTCACCGAGGGCGCCGGCCAGCACGTCCCGTTGCCGGAGGGCCCGGACCAGGGCCTGGCGGGCCCGGGCCTCGGCCGCGATGTACGTGACGTTGGACTCGTGCGAGCACGCGGCGCACGTGGCATCTGGTCCGTGGTGGCGGCAGGTCACGGCTTGAGCCCGGGATCGCTCACGGTCTCGCGGACCTTGAGGAGGAAGCGCTCGACCGTCATGGACGTCCCGTCCGGGAAGCCGACTGCGTCCCACGGCGCCATGCCCTTGAACACCGCCACCATCAGGTCGTGGGCCCGCAGGAGCCGGTCGCGCTCCGCCCGAGTGGCCAGCAAGTCATCGACGATCTCGCACGCGTCGTTGGCGTCGACGCCATCCCCGGCCTCGGCCACCTGTTTGACGTGCAGCAGGCTTTCCGTTTTGAATCGGACCATGGCACGACCCTCCTGGCCCTTTTACTCAAGCGCTCCCAGACTGTCGCGTGCCGCGACCATGATCGGGACGAACATCTGGCGGCCGATCGCGATGTTCCACACGATGGCACGCCGCGCCTTTGACAGCTCTGGCTGATCGCCGATCGAAGAACGCCACACTCTCACCAACATGTTTAATTTGACTGACCGGCCAGTGGTCCGCCTTGATGAGGTCATCGTCCCCTCCCAAGGATGTCGAGGTCCTCTTGTGTCAAGACGCGCTCCATTATCCCTGAACCATGTTGCGCGGCTCGGGCCTCATCACGCGGCTTGGACTTGCCGACAATCCATTCGTCGATCTCAGCCCACCGGAAGCGCACAGAACTGTCGATCTTGATGAACGGGATCTGCTCGGATGCGATCAGGCGATCCACCGTCCTGACGCTCAGCTTGAGGACCCTGGCCACCTCTTCACGCGTGAGGAGTTCCTCGTGAATTGAACGCTCTCTGTCGCCGACTGATTTGCCCACGATCCACCTCAATCGTCCACCAGCATGCCGGGCGGCAGCTTGGGTGGTTTGGCCGCCGGCTTCTTGGCCCCGTCTTGCTTGGCCTTCCGCTTGTCATCCTGGTCGACCTGGCCGGCCGGGCCGTTGTCCGTGATGCGCATGTGCCGCAGGTCATACCGGACCTCAAAGTCAAACCGCTCGCCGTTCCGGTTCTTACCGAACGGCTCGGTCGTCCTGATCGTCACGATGCCGGACGCCAGCTCGTTCTGGCCGTACTGCCAGGCCCACATGACCGAGCAGTGTTCCTTGAGGGCCCGGCTGTACTTCACGACGTTCTCGGCCTGGTCGAACTGGGCCAGCACGATGAAGCAGCAGTCCAGCCGCTTGGCCGCCAGTTTGAACTGGCGCATGGCCTTGCCCATCGACTTCCACTGCTCGTCCCGGGGGTTGTCCTGGTCGAGCAGCCCGATGTAGTCGACCACCACGACGTCCGGTTTCATGGGCCTGGCGTACGCGATCACGTTGCTGGCCGTGACGTTGTCGTCGGGCGTCCAGATGCGGAACCACGTGTCGTACTGGTCGCCGATCTCGTGCAAGCGGTCCCGCATGGTCTGGATGCGGTTCGCGTCGTCGATCGTGATCTGCCGTTTGGTGATCCTGCCGTAGTCGACGCCCTCGACGCACGATGCCAACCGCCCGACGCACTCGTCCTCGTCCATCTCGAACGAGATCATCAGGGTCTTGTGGTGGGCCCCGAGGTACATGTTGACCAGCAACTGGTTGGCCATCGCGGACTTGCCACCAGACGTCGGTCCAGCGATCAAGAACGCGTCGCCACGCTTGAGGCCGCCGCCGCGCTCGTCGAACGTCTTGAACCCGGTCATGATCTTGGCCGACGTGTCGTTGCTGATCAGCCGGTCGATCACGGCGTTGGCCGTTTCCTTCTCGCCGGCCCCGAACGACACGACCTTCCTGGCGGCCGTCGACCCCTTGATGTCCAGGCTGAGTTGGTCGACCTGGCTCTCGATCGTCGCGAACGTCTCGATCGTGGCCGTCTTGCACGCGTCCTTCACGGCCATGATGCCGTTCAGCGTCGTCCGGATCTTCCGGTGGAACGCCAGGATCGTCACGAGTTCGTCGGCCGCCTCCTCGGTCCTGACCGGCTTGACCTGGATGTTCTCGACGTATTGGCGGGCGTCGTCCGACAGGCCCGGGTCCATCAGGAAGGTCCGGCGGTTCGGCACGTCGCGGCCGTGCTGCACGCGGGTCAGGATGCGGGCCATCACCTCGCAGGCCGCGTCCTCGCCGAAGTGCTCGACCGCCAGGACACCCAGCAGCTTGCCCGACATGTCCGGCACATTCATGATGGTCAGCAGGGCCGTTTGCTCGGCTTCCGAGTTGATCGTCAGGGCCACGTCACGCCCTCCTCACGGACACCTGCACGCACCGCGAGTGTGAACTCGTACGGCAGCAAACGGCGCAGCCTGCCCGATTGCATCATGCCCGATTTGATCAGACTCCTGAGCGGGAAGGCATGATGACCAAACCGTACATAGGAAAGACCGTAGCGCACGCTCGTCAGAAAGCGCACGCTGTTTCGCGCGTCTATGACCTCATGCAGCGGCTTGCCGGGTCCGGGATTCACGGGCACCTCAGGGCGGTTCGGACTCGTGAACCACGCAATGCATTAGGTCGTGATGGATTGTCGGCCAAGTCATCATGCCGGACCGGACCAGGCTTCGATGTGGTATGGCAAACGAGCCTATGACGATAGTCTGGGTTGCAAGGTCGTTGGCACGCCGAAACGGACCAAGATGCATTTCATTCATGACCCATTTCAGCGACCGGCCTGGTTCGATCTTCACGGTCACCTCAGGGTGGTTCGGACTGGTCGTCCATCCCGATCGTGATCCACCAGAACGCCCGCATCGGCGCGGCCGGTGCCCAGCCAAGGGCCGAGACGTCCTTTCGGCAACCACCGGGCTTCTCCGTCGTGGTCGTCGGTGGCTGGGTCGTACCCGTTACCCGACACGTCCCGACAGTCACGATCGACAAGACTTCCGGGACATCACACATTGGGAGAGCTGCGCGTTGCTCGTCCACGGACGCCTTGAACCAGCAAGGGCCGCACATGAACACTTTGTTGTCGGAGCGTATCCCGCATTTTGGACAGATCTTCATGACGTTCCTCCTGGCCCGTTTACCCGTAGGTCTTGATGTGGCCTGCGCCTGACGACCCGTACAGCATGACGTCGGGCGTGAAGTTGAATCGGTTGATCGCGACGTCGAGCGGGTGGCCCCCGGTCCCGACCACCAGGCACACCGTGTGGCTCGTGGCCCACCGGCGCCAGCGATCGACCGACTCGATCGTCTGGACCGATGGATCCCGATGGGCGCCCGAAACCACCACGACGTCGGGCACGACATCGTCGGGAGGCCCAACGGGCCGGCCCCACTGGTTCAGGTCCGTGCACCCGGTCCACACGATCACGGCGTTGGACTGGCGGTCCAGCACGCTCCTGACCACCAGGCTGGCGGCCCGCTCGGCGGCCAGCGGGGTCGGGTCGGCCGTGACCATGACGGTCAGGCCGGCGAACGGCGCGTGGTCCCCGAGCAGCTCGTCGTACACGGCGGCCTGGTGGCGGTCGAGGAACGCGTAGGGCTTCTCGTCCTGGGCCCACGGCCGCAGCGCTTTGAATGTCTGGAAGGTCACGTGGGCGCGCTCGACCGCCCAGAACTGGCGCGGCACACCGGCCACGTGCAACAGCCGGTCGTACGGCGTGGCGGCCACCCGGTGCAGCGTGCTGCGCGCTAGATCGTCAGTTCGTCCCACCGGAGTGTCCTGCCGGTCGACCGCGGCTTCTCGGTTTTCTGCCGGCGCCTGACGTTTACGGACACGTGGTGCTCGCGGAATCCCAGACGCTCGTGCTCGCCCTGCTGGACCTTCAGGCAATTGCGGCTCATCCGCGACTCGTCGACGTAGATCGTACAGGTCGGCCTTTTCTTCTGGCAGGACTCGCCGAGGCATGCGGGATCCCGGACGCCAGGGCACCCCGGGCACTTGGTCCGGATGCGGCTGATCCTCTGGTACCAATTGTACGGGTTGGCCATCGGCAGCGTGCTGTGCAGGCTGGACCACGGCCACACGTCCCACCCGAGCTGGACGATCTTGCTGTAGGCCACGACCACGTCGATGTCGCCGGCCGCCGCGTCGAGCCGGAGGCCCCGGCGCTTGGCACCTGCGACCTCGCCGTGCAGGCCCGACACCTTCAGGCCGGGCTGGGCATCCTCGAGCATGCCGATCAGCGTGCGGATGTGCCGGATGCGGTCGGTCACGACCAGCACGCGGTGGCCGGCCTGGACGTCGGCCAGCACGCGCGACACGATCAACCGGTTGCGCCCGACGTGCTGGCTCAGGTACGCCAGCAACCGGTTCCAGCGGATCTGGATGTTGGGCGACGGGCACGACGGCGGCACCAACCCGGTCGACACGACCGTCACGTCGACCGGCAGTTGCTCGATCTTGCCGACGGCCGTGACCTGCCCGACTGCGTCGTGCATGACGACCTCGAGCCCGTCCTTACGCTTGGGTGTCGCGGTCAGCGCGATCCTGTACCGCGAGTTGGTCGTGTTGATCACCCGGGAGAAGCAGGGGGCCGAGGCCGAGTGGGCCTCGTCGACGATCACGACCCCCCAGGCATCTCGGTGGGCCCTCAGGTCATCCATGTGGTGGTGGAACTGCTGCCAGGTGGCCAGCGTCACGACGTCGTACCGCTCGTCGGCCTTACGGATCACGCCGGACAGCCGGCGCTTGGCCTGGCGCTCCAGGCTGTCGACGTTGGTGAACTGCCGGAGCTTCTCGTCGAACTGCTCCAGCAGGCTGACCTCCTGGGCCAGCACGAGCGCCTTCTGCCTCAACTGGCAGACCATCCAGACACCAAGGATGGCCTTCCCCCAGCGGGGCGGGCAGACCACGATCCCGCGGCGACCGGCCTGCACCCACGCGTCCCACACGCCGACCTGATCGGGTCGCAGGTTGCCCGTGAATTGGAGATCGTGGTCGAGCGGGACCTTGGCCCGCTGGTCCTGGATCGTGAACTCGTCGCCGAACGTGTCGATCAGCTTCGGGACGTCGCCCCGAGGAAACCCGACCCACCCGTCAAACTCCCGGTAGGTCCGGACCTCTTGGAACGCGTCGGGGTCGTCGGAGGCCTCGGGCCCGAACCAGTACGTGTAGGCCCGCCGGTGCCGGTCGGTCACGAGGTCGGCCGGGACGTACAGCCGGCCCGTCAGGATGGCGACCGGCCGGTCCATGTCACTGGGCTGGCGTCCAGGCCCTGACGGGCCTCATCATCTCGACGGCCAGGGCCGTCCGGCGCTCGGCCTCGTGGTCCCGGACGGTCATGCGGCCCGAGCTGTCGAGCGTGTGGCCGCACTGGTCGGTCAGGACCGTGGTCCTGAAGCACACGCAGCACTGGTACACGGTCAGCTCGTGGCGGTCAGGGTTCGGGTCGTCGCGCATGATGACTTCCCCGATCTTGTGGCTCGCGGTCCGGCCGCACCGGCACCACTCACCCGCACACGACCTCGACACCCATCCATTCACCCGAATCTCAGGCATGACATCATCCCCGCTTGCGCTTGAGCCACGCGGTCCTGGTCTTGCTGGCCGGCGGCAGTTCTGGCAGAAGCTCCTGCTCGACCTTGCCGTACTGGATCTTGTCCTCGTGGTCAAGGATCCCGGCCGACTTCAGCTTCTGCCGTACAATTCGGTACACCCACTCGCTCGTCGTGCACCCGAGCGCCTCAGCCGCCATGTCGACGATCTCGCCGATCTCAAGGTCTCGCGCCGGGATGTGGAACGTGATCTTCCTGCTGGTCTCCATGATGCCCTCCTGGGCCTACTTTACTACAACGTGAACAAACACACCATTCGTATGGATGCGTCTCATGAACGATCTGGCCACCAGGACCAGTCCGGATTCCCTCCGTCCAGTCTGGTGCTACCGAGCCACCTGGCCAACGGGATGGGGTCGATCCCGACCTGCCGGCACCCGGCCAACATGGCGGCGTGGTCGACCGGCAACCCGTGCTCGACCAACTGGGCCGCGACGTGTCGGTCGATCGGGAACGCCGGGATCTCCAGGTAGTCCCGCGCGAACATGTCGATCACCTTGAACCGGCGCCGGCCACCTGCGACCGCCTGGATGTCGTCCACGCTCGAGATGGTGCCGAGATAGCCGGGCCACGTGAAATCCATGTCGGCCAGGCACGACGAGATCCGGTCGACGATCTGGTTCTGCCAGGCCAACGGGAACAGGTTTTGGCCGTACAGGTCGACGAGCGACCAGCCCAGTTCCTGGCGGCGGTTCAGGGCGGCCCCTTGGACAGCCTGGCGGCGCTGGAATCTCCAGGGCCCGGCCCCCACGCACGCGAGCAACGCGTCGGTCGCGTCGGCCGGCAACCACGGTCTCCACGGATGCTCGCGGTAGTGCTGGGCGGCCTGGTCGTGCAGGCGCCGCAAAGTGTCGAGCTGCACGTCGTTCATGGGCGCGGCCTGCTGCCAATCCCGTGGAGCTGGCCCCACCAGTCACACCCGTCCTGCGGGACACTGGAGTAGCCCCAGAACGTGTAGCCGCGCGGCAGCTTCCAGTCCCGGCCTTTCGGCAGGTCGGTCGGGACTGCCGGGACCAGCCACCCGATCTGGTCGCCGCCATACTTCAGCCAGGTCGGTTCACGTCCGTCCCCTGGTTGCTGGTCGGTCTCGGCACACGTCCGACAGAGCAGCCGCTGGTTCTCCAAGAACGCCTGGTACTCGCACCGCAGCTTGACGCCGCGGGCACCACACGCCTCACACTCGTACCTCTTGGGTGTCGCCATTGTCGGCCTCCTGCTTGATCTGCTCGCACAGTTCAAAAATGATCGGACTGAATACGCCGCCCAGGAAAGCGAAAATGCGTCCGCAGCCTGAGCCCGTTCAGGCGGAAAGCCGGTCGCTGTTCAACGTCCAAGATGTCGCGCAATCGACTCTTGATCATGGCAATCCTCCGATCCACACCTTCTTCTTGGCCCGTGTCACGGCCGTGTACATCCACCGGATCCTCATGTCGACCGGCATCATCCTGACGATCGACGTTTCCCACTGGACCACGACGTGGTCGTACTCGCAGCCCTGGGACGCGTGGCACGTCAAGGCATACCCGAAGTTCACGTCGACGTACGGGAGCCTCAGGCCTTTGACCTGGGACGCGTCCGCGGAAGTCCCGTCGAGCAACACGTTGACGTCGATCAGCGTCAGGACGTCGTTCGGCTTGATCGCCCGGTACTGAGGCGGGTGCCGGTACGGCAATTCGTGGTACCCGCCGAACGGGATGACCTGGCCGTTGTACAGGCCGGCTTTCTTGTTGGACCGACGGACGAGCAGCGGCTCGCCGACCTGGGGTTCCTGGTTGTCATCCCAGCCAAACGACGCCCGGACCTTCCGGTTGATGTGCCGGCGCAGGTCATTCGTGTACGTGATGGCCACGTGGTCGATCTGGTCGGACACCATGCCGGCCACCCGCTCGACCACGCGCCCGACGGCCGGCAATCCCTCGATCACCCGGCAGGCCGCGGCCCAGTCGTCAGGGTGCTCCCGCAGTTCCGTGGCGGCCCTCAGGACCGGGCTCTCGAGGGCCTGGCGCCACACACGCACGAGATCGACCCGTTGGACCGGGATGTCGGCCTGTTTGCAGGCCGCCAAGAACTCGGGCCCGAACACGCTGAACGGCTTGTCGGCCGGCGTGACCGGCGGCAACTGGAACGCGTCCCCGACGATCAGCAGGCTGGCGTCGGCCGTCTGGACGGCCCACCACAGGTCCTCCCAGACGGCCGGCCCGACCATGCTGGACTCGTCGCACACGACCAACCCGTTGGCCGGCCGCTCGATCTCGCTCGCCAGCTTTCGCCGGAATTCCACGGACCCGTCGGGCCGAGGCTGCGGCTTGTACACGTGTGTGTGGATCGTCTTGGCCGGCCGGCCCGACACCTCGGCGGACCGCAAGGCCGCCCGATTGGTCGGCGCGACCACCACGGGCGTCCCGACCTCGTCCATGATGGTCTTGAGGGTGGTCGTCTTGCCAGAGCCGGCGGGACCACTCAGGATGCCGATCCGCCCAGGCTGCTGCACGAGCCATCGGGCCATGTCGACGGCCTGGTGCTGCTCGGCGTTGAGCTGGATGGTCACGGTAAGACCTGGTTCTCGACATGGCTCTCGGCATGGCTCAAGACATGGCTCCAAAGCTGGCTCTCGACCTGGCTCTTGACCTGGTCCCAGACCTGGCTCTCGACCTGGCTCCTGACCTGGCTCGAGACCTGGCTCCAGACCCGGCTCACGACATGATACACGATCTTGGATTTGACTGGTTTCATGATTAATCGACCCTTTTTAGTCTCGGACCTGGGATTTGATCTCACCAAAGACCTGCATGAACACGCGATGCCAAACGCGAGCCACGACACGATCGACGATCGCTGTCGATGGTTCAATCTCGCGTATCCACGCATGCACGAGTGGGATGTCAGGCAAGACATTGTAGCTGATTCGCCAGGCCACACTCTTCATCCCAGCCTCGAGATCACGGCCCCCCGGCGCCCCCGGTCCATGAACTCGGCGGTTGCCTGGATCGTGGCGTACAGGTTGGCCCGCGAGCACTGGTAGGCCGACCACTTGGAATTCGTGGCCTTGGGTTTCACCAACAGGTTGTCGGGGCACACGGTACCCGGAACCACGTAGTACGTACCGGTCGGTCGGTCGTCGGCCGTGACGACCGCGACCATGATCTTGTCGTCGGCCCGGGCGTCGGCCATCCTGAAGATGCACCGGCCCAATTGGTCGATGATCGAGTGCCTGACGATCACTCGGTCGTGCAGGGCCTCAGGCAGACCCTGCATGATGCGTTTGACGATTCCCTGGTCAGTCGGCATGTTGCTCCTCGGTTCTGGCTGCGTGTCGGACCGCCTCTTCAATGGCGTGACAAGCAACGAAAAAGCTAGGTGGTTGGAAGAAACGCCGCCCGAGCGCGGACGGACAAATCGGCGACTGGTCCAGGAGGTCCTGGAGCGGCGCCACGCACACCAGATATTGAACAGTCTTCACGGCGGCTCCGACTGGTCGTCGCAGTACACCACGATGGTCGACTTGGTCAGGTCGCGTGCCCAGTCGAGCTTGGAGGCCGTCTGGGCTGCGCCGCGGTCCTCACGCGGCGCGACTGCCGGCCCGGCCGTCCGGCACACGCACGCGATGCACCCGGCCGGCGCGTGGTACCGCTCGGCGTGGCCGCACGAGCACGTCGCTGGAGCCTCCCGGCTGTCCCGAGACGGCCGCCCGGCCAGCGTGTCCTGGGCCGTGGCTGCCGCCATCTCGACCACCTTCACGCCAGCCCCAGCGACCGGAGGGGCTGGCCTGGCCTGCCGTTCGACCTGATCGACCTTATCGTTCCATGCGCGGATCGCCTCCCCCCGGGTCGGACTACAGGAGTCGGGGACGAACCCACAGTGCTGGGCACAGCACCATACCGAACCAAAGACCACGATGACCGGATCCTGACCGCACGCGGGGCACGGGAATGCCGTGTAGATCTTGCCGTCGAGCATGGCTTGCATGGTGTTCCTCCTGTCCTTGCGTTTAGGCCGTACGGTCCGGCCGCATCCTGATGAACCGAGGGAAACGAGCGGCCCCGACGGGCCCGCCGGCCTGCTCGCGGAACTCCAGTACCTGGCCGACCAATTGGTCCCGCTGGGCCCAGAATTCGTCCCGCTGGGCGTCCGTGAGACCGCCGCCCACGTTGCACCGGACCCCCGTGTCCAGCCGCTTGACCGAGAATGCGCCGAGCCGCCCGGCATGCCGGGAATCCGGTTCACCGGGCAGCACCTCGAGGATCTCGGCGTCGACCGTGGCGACCGGTTTGACCTTGAGCCACGCGTTGGTCCTCTTCCGGACGTACGGGGCATCCAGGAATTTGACCATGACGCCCTCGTGGCCCCGGTCCAACGCCGCGTTGTACTGGGCCATCAACTCGTCCCGGTCGTTCGCGATGGTCCCGGCCAACCGGACGAACCGGGCTGGACCACCGGACAACACGTGACCCAGCCGGACCCGGCGCTCCTGGAGGGTCATGCCCTCGGCGGCTTGGAGCACGATGTCGAAGCAGTAGAACCTGAGCCGGTCCCGTACGGCCGGGTCGACGTCCTCGCGCTTGACGAGCGACATGGTCTCGTTCCAGTCGCTCGCGAATGCCTCGCTGTCGACCAGGCATGAGCCGGACTGCAGGCCGGCCAGGTGGGCCGCCAGCTCGTCGGCGAACGGTTGGACGTTGGGCAGCGCGTGGCCTTCCCGGCTGAACGCCTGGCACGCACGCGACTCGGCCCGGTAGTCCAGGATGACCCTCATGCCGTCGAGCTTGGGTTCGACCAGCACGGGCCACGTGGCCCAGGGCTCCCGTTTGGTCGGGCCCCGGTCCAACTGGTCCGGGTCACCCTTCAATTCGTGGGCGAGCTGCACGCCAAACGCCCGGATCAGATCGGGCCAGGTCGCCTGGACGGTCTTGCGGTCGACCCCGACCTTCAAGTCCCGGTTCAGGATCCTGCCGTACCACCGGCGCTCGCGCCCACTCAACCGGCCGGCCAGCCCGTCCCACGCGGCC